AAAATTTTCCTCCAGTCTGAGATTACCTCAGTATCAACTGGAAGAAACTCAGCTTTCCGGTCCGCAAAAAATAATGCCCACCAAGGAAATCTATCCAAGGTGGGCATTGCTGCTGTATAGAATTAAGTTTTATCAGAGCATTTCGTTTACACGCTTCTGCACAGCAAAATAGTCATATCCTGCCGCAGTGAGTTTCTCCTTGCGTTCAGCGCCGTTGCCCCATTCGCCACGAATAACCTCGTTTGCAATCTCGTCAACGGTTTTCTTGTTGAGTATTTCGTTCACTCTTTTCTGAACCGCATTGTAGTCGTATCCGGCGGCGGTGAGCAGCCTTTCACGCTCAGCACCGTTATCCCACTTGCCGGCAAGAACCTCGTCAGCAAGCTGATCTATGGTTTTCTCGACAGGCTTTTTCTTGCCGTAATCGGTAAAGCAGATATCACCGTCAACATCGTATCCGCCTATTCTGTCTAGCCCCCACTGCCACATTGTCTGACAATAGTTGTACTTTGACGGACAGTCGGGGCTGTTAGTCCAGTGAGCAAGCCAGATGTCGTACCTGCCGACAATCTTGCTCTTGTCGTAATAGTTCTCCATAAAAGACGGATTTGCGTAAATTCCAGGCTTGAATCCCGCCTGACTTATCTTTTCACAGAAAGCAATAGCCATCTTTGTGCGTGTGTCCGTGTTCAAACCGCTAATCTGCTTTTTCTCTTCCATGTCGAAGAATACGGGATATGTCGGAGATAAGTTCTTGATTACCTCAATGCACTTTTCAGCCTCTGTCAGTGCCTGCTCAACGCTCATTGCATAGCTGTACCAGTAAAATCCGTAGTCAATGCTGTGTTTCTTGCAGTCCGCCACGAACTTATCCATAGTAACATCTTTCTTGGTGGAAAACCCCGCACGGATAATTGCGAACTTCACGCCCGCCTGTTTCAGCGCAGGAAAGCTAATGCCCTCCTGACAGTAGCTTAAATCAACACCTTTAATCCTCATCATCGTCCTCCTTTTCCGAACGCTTATGCAGCTGCTCCAGTACATCTTTCAGTTTCTTCGGAACAGGCAACCCCAGGTGAGTGGCGTTCTCAAGCAATGAAATACCCTCGTTCGACAGATAGAAGAATATCACAGCAGTGCGCAGTACAGAGCCTGCACCAATAACCCGAGTGTCAAGGATATGCCCGCCGCCGACCAGAGCAAAGATAAGCACCTTTCTGCATATTCCCTTGAAACCAACTGCGCTTGACAGCTTCTTGTCCGAAATAGCGCACATCACTCCGGTTATGTAGTCGATTACCACAAACGCAATAAGCGCATACAGCAGCCCGTCACTCCCGCCGAGAAACCACCCGAGCCACCCGCCGACAGCCGTAAAAACAAGCTGAATTGTGTTCCAGAATTCTCTCATAATTAACCCTCCTCGTCAACAATGTCGTAAGTTATTTTCATGACCTGCCCGTCCAGTTTGCGTACAGGTTCGGACAGGTTATTTATAGTGGTAAGGCACAGTTTGCAGATACCAAGCGCAAAGCCGAAAAAGTGCTGATTACTGCTTGAATACGGGTAGTACGGCAGGATATAAAGCGGCAGCGACAGCCCCTCTGTCTTGATGAAATTGCAGTAGGAATACAGATAGCTTATGCCGTATGTTGGCGCAGACATTCTCATTCTGTACCAACCGTAGCCGTCAGAACGCTTGATTATCTCAAGCGCAATAAGTCCATAGGAAATATTGCAGCTGTCGCAAAGCAGCAGCGGTGTGTTGGTTTTTTCATCAACATAAAAGCCCCAGAAACTGGCGGCGGTCATATTTGACAGACTGCCGTCACCGACATACTGAAGTATCTTTCCGGTGGATTTTCCGTCCTTTGTGAATATGCGCAGCTGCCCGAAGTTATTTGTTCCTGCCGCTTCTTTTCCGTCTATCAGCGGATATTTAGTAATGACGAAGTACTTATCGTCCCACTCAAACGCACTTAGCACATTGTCGTAATCACTATTAACACCGGTTCCGTAAAACCATCTGTAACTGCCCCCAACTCCCGAAGCATACACACAATTCAGACCCACACCGTAATTCTGCAAAGGAACATCGGTTTCAATTACCTTTTTTAAAACCTGCGCATAAGTGTTTAAGTCAAAAATGTAATGATGAATATGTCGGAGAGAGGTTGCAACAATGTGTATTTTGTCGCCGATTACATAAGGAAAAAAAGCAAGCCACTGAGGATTGCTTTCCCAGTTACTCTCCATCTTTTCGGTTTCTTCAGTAGGCAGGCTTTTCACATTATTTGTGTTGCAATCGTAATAATAGCTTCCATGATGATAGCTGTTATCGTACACCGAATTTGGAATACGCTCCGAAATAGGAAACAACTCAATTATTTTTTTCCAACCGACTATTCCGCAGAACGGCTTTTCCGTGCTGACGCTTATGGACATTGGGTCAAAGAGAATGACCTCATAAATGCCGCAGTCATGAATGTGTTTTCCTAACAGGCGAACGTTTCCGTTTGCTAATCTACCCATATAGAACCACTTGAATAAACCGCAGTTAAACTGCGAATCGGGAATGTGCCTGCCCACAATGGTGTGAAAAGCTTGTCTGAAAGTATCCACCGAACTGCTGTTGAGGTCAGTTCCTCCCGTTGAAAGATTCCAGTAAGTGTCGTGGTAGCCACAGGTGCCGCCGTCCTTGGTGGTAAGGCAGATACATCCTATTTCGCCGTTCGCACGGTCTGAAGCAAAGTCCCACACATGACGGTATCCCTTGCCATTCTCTATTCGTCCGCTTTCGTTTGCGTTGTAAGTGCCAATTGATTTATCCGTGCTTGTGTTTGAAATTCCGGCATGACCTATCTCCTCGTTCGTCCACGGGAGCATCATATTATTGCCGTCCTCGGGGATTTTATCACGGCAGACTATAATACCACGAAACGCAGTATCGGCAATGTTTCCCACGAAATCACGCAGCATATTAAAGCTGCGGTCGTTGTCGGAATCCATACCGATTTCGATGTAATCCGGCGGGTTGAGAATTGTATCCACTGCGTTGGTTATCATGTTCTCCTCATGCAGTTCACGGACTACCTCGCCCGTCTTTTCGTCAAAAAACTGAATGGTCGCACGTCCTTTTATCATGTTTCTTCCTCCTCATACGGTGTGTAAATAAACGATGTCTGGAAGCTGCCACACGGTGCGTTATTCAGAACATCAGTCAGATTTCCGACATCTCCGTCATACAGCAAAGTAATGCTCTGAACGCTGTCTTTCATCACAGGACTTCCGAAAGCAAGCCAAATCGTACTGCCGAAATCCCCCACGCCAAAATCAGCGAAAATCGGCTGCAAGCGCACAGTTTCCTTTTCGGTGGTGACTATCATGGTGAATGCCGTTGTTTCAATGCGCTCCGCCTTGACGGGATTTCGCAACTCAACATACAGCTTTCTGTTCGATACGTTCACCACGGTGATTGGCGGCGGTGTGATTATCTTCGGACTCCATGCGTCCGGGAATACCGCTCTGATGGTGGGTTCAAGCGTTTTTCTTTCCCTCTTACGCTTTATGAAAGCGGACATAGGTTCGCTGAACTTGAACTTGTGCGATTTGAGTATTTCAAATAAGAGCGTATCCGATGTACGAACAAGCGCCTTTCTGACGGTTCGGCGCATAGCAAAATGAACCTCGTCCTCACGGGCTTCAATGTAGCCGTCCCAGGGAGTATCTCCGGCGAGATAAGCACCCATCACATAGCCCCAGGTCTGCATTTTCGGGAATTTGCCCTCTGCGCCGTCAGCCGAAACCACGCTCAGCGACATGGTGTTTTGACCGACCTCCGATGTGAACGGGTATGTATAAGTCTTAGTGTGCGAACCCTCGCTGAAATACTCCTCATACCGCATGACTTTGTTTTCGTTCTTTTTCAGAATGAACGCGAGAGTTCCTGCGGCTGAAATCACGAATTTCACGGTCGAGCAGAACGCTGCGTATGTCGCTTGAATCGCGTTGTAAGTAATGCGGAACAGCCTTTGCGACTTCTCCGTTATCGAAATATCCGTGCTGTTTGTCGCAGTTTTGAGTTCCGCAGTGGATTCGCCAACATCTTTGCGTATCTCGTTCGTTTTCTGCTCCATCTGATAGAGATTGTCCGAAATGCTCGGACGGTAATCTCCGACCTCGATGGAAATCTCACGGCAGTTGTACGGATTGAAACTCATGGCGATTATGCGGGTGTTCACATTGAGATTGAACGGGTGGAACACTATCTGCACGTTATCGCCGACCGAGAAATTGACGTTCTTGTAGAGGGTCAAACCGTAATTTGTAGTACCCGAACGGCTGTCGGTTTCCATGGTCAAATCCGAAACGTTGCGCCCGTCCATAATGCCGATATAGTCCTGCGAACCCCTGTGAGAACGTATATTTATTTCAGTTCCGTTGTACTCGATTTCGCCGCCGCACAGCGCTATAAGCTGCATTAAAGCGGCTCTGCGTGTGCATTCACGGTTTATTTTCAGCTTTATCGGGACGGTCGGATCGCAAATTCCAGCGGTCAGAGAAGTGCCTTGCAGCAAAGAAATAAGGCACTCACCGGGAGCGCCCTCGAAATCAAATTCAGTCAGCTTGTATTCATCGTTGTTAAGTTCGTAGGACTTGTGCTCGCACTCAACGGTGCAAATCGCAATGCCGTTTGAAAGGGATTTGGACACTTTCACCACATTGAAAAGGTAGTTCAGAGTGTCACTTTTCAGCTGTACCTCAAGACCTGTGAATATCTCCGAAGCCATTGAGGACATCACTGAAAATTGAAATGTGCATTCTCCATTAAGGCTGTCGGTAAGCGAAGCCGAAATCACTCTTGTGAACACACCTCGCACATTTCCGTTTTCGGTCACGATTATCTCAACCATCACACCGCCCCCGCATTCCTTACCGTCACCTTGTTCTGATTCCACTGTATTCTCGAAATTACCTTTGTGAGAGGTACACCGTCAATGCTCAGCGGAATTGTAATGTCAAACGCCTGCGTCTGCACTCCGTTGAAGCCTGAAACCGTGCCGTTCATGTCGAGGTCAAAATCTGATGGGATAGCGTTCTGCATGCTCTTTGAAACGTCTTTCATCTCATCGCCGAAGCCCTCGCCAAGACCCTCCGCCATAAAGCCGCCGAGGTTGGCGAACAGCTTTGACGGCGAGTGTATTCCAAAGAAGTCCTTGATTCCGTCCACAATGCCGCCGAAAAATCCGCTTATCTGATTCCAGAGCCACGCGCCCGCATCAGAAATACCCTGCCACAGGCCTTTCAGAAGATTACCGCCGACCTCCGCCATCTTGCCGAAGTAACTGCCGAATGCGTCAACAACGCCTGTTATGATTTGCGGAATCGCCTTGACTATCTCCACGATTATAGTCGGGAGATCTTCAATCAGCGCAATAAACAGCTGAACGCCCGCCGCAACGAGCTGCGGAATCGCTCCGATAACGGCGTCTATAACGCTTGAAATTATCTGCGGTATCGCCGCAACAATGGTCGTGATAATTGTCGGCAGGTTCTGCACAAGCGAGATGAGCAGCTTGATTCCGGCTTCAATGATGAGCGGAATTGCGGAAATCACCGCCTTGATTATTCCGTCAATTATCTGCGGAATTACCTCCACGATTGCCGCAATGAAGTCCGGCAGAGCCGTCACAAGCGCCGTCAGCAGCTGTATTCCCGCTTCGATTATCTGCGGTATCGCGCCGATGAGGAAATCCACGATTCCCGTGATTATCTGCGGCAGCGCTTCAATGAGGACAGGCAGAGCGTCAAGAATGCCTTGTGCAAGTCCGGTTATAAGCTGCAAAGCCGCATCCAAAATAAGCGGCAGATTGTCCACGAGCGTTTTCACTATCTCCACGACAACTGCGACTATCTGCGGAACAAGCTGCGGAATCGTGTCCGCAATACCCTTGATAAGCGACAGAAGAATATCCGCTCCCGCCGAAACTATCTGCGGCAGAAGTCCCACCAGAGCAGAAATTATCTCGGTCACGATTTTAGCGAGTGTCGGAGTGAGTTCCGAGAAAGCCGACAGAAGTCCGTCAGCAAGCGCCTTGATGATACCCGGAGCGCTTTCGAGGACTGCTCCTGCAATCGAGGTGATGAGTTCCGCAAACTGCGGAATCAGCGTCCGGATAGTGTCGATAACAGATGTAACGCCGTTTTTCAGTTCGTCCGCCGCCTGCTCATTGCCTGCGAGAAGGTCGGCAAGTCCGTCCGTAATTTGCGTTATACTGGGGAGGAGTTCTCCCACCATGCGATTCTTCAGACCGCCTGCCGTGTGTGACAGCTTGGTAAGGCTGTCCTCAAAAGCTGCTGAAGCCGCCACGGCTTCATTGCTCATAACCATGCCGTAATCCTCGGCTTCCTGCTTCAGACGTTCGGTTTCCTCTGCGCTTGTGTTCAGGACAGCCGCCATATCCACTGCGGATTTTCCGAGGAGGTCGTTTGCGGCGGCGGTGCGCTCTGCGCCTGCTTCCATTCCTTGAAGAGCCGTAATCACCATGCTCAGCTGTTCGTCCTGGGATTTTCCGTTCAACTCCTCGATGGAAAGCCCGATAGCGGACAGCTTTTCGGCTGCGGAATCCGAGCCGCCCGCCGCGTCCGTAATGACGGTGGACAGCTTTTTCATTCCCGTCTGGAGGTTGTTTACGTCAGCGCCGCAGCGCTCAAACACATAACCCCACTTCTGGTAGCTTTCGGCGCTTATGCCGATTTTCTGCGAGGTCTTGTCGATTTGATCGCCCGCCGAGCCGACATCGTTTGCCATGTCCCACAGCTTTTTTCCTGCGGCAACGCAGGCTGTTCCGACCGCTGCCGCAGCAGCCCCGAGAGCCGCGCCGATTTTCTTTGCGGTATCTCCAAGTTTGCTCAACTTTCCATCAGCGTCCTCGCTGGTATCGGCGGCTTTCTTGACGGAATTTGAAAAGTCCTTGGCTTCATCTCCGGCTTCGTCAAAGCCCTTGTCAGCCTTTTCAAGGGCGGTGTTGTTGGAATTCAGTTCACGCTCCATGCCGTTCAGAGCCGCCTGCGCATTGTTCAGCTGTATCTGCCAGCTTTGAGTGCGGCGGTCGTTCTCGCCGAATGACTCTGCGGCATTGGCGAGAGCGGAACGAAGCGTTTCGATTTTCTGCTTCTGTTGGTCGATTTCCTTGTTCAGAACCTCGCTGCGGGCGGTTAGGGCTTCGGTGGATTTGTCGTTCTTATCGAACTGTGAATCTACCAGTTTCATTTCAGAGCCAAGGATCTTGAAAGAATTGTTTATCTCGGCGAGGGATTTCTTGAACTCCTTTTCGCCCTCAAGACCGATTTTCAAGCCGAAATTCTCGGACATTCTGTTTCACCTCCTCGAAAATGGGCATAAAAAAAGAGCCTTGCGGCTCGGTGGGAATATGAAAAAGAAGCAACCGTGCATGGTTGCTCCTTTACTGCGTTTAACTACTCGATAATCATTCTCAAATTATTAAATTCGCAATATTACTGTATAGTTATTACGCTTAACAAAAAACTATTTACATATCTAAAATATTTTCTTCTATATATTTTGATAATTTGTCTACGCTATCAGAATCATTATCAAAAATAAATCTAACAACTAGATCAACAATGTCATCTCGATCTTTTCGTACTGAACGGACTTCGTTTAGTAAGTATCCATATAATGATTTTCCATCATCATCTTTATCTATGTTTTGTCCATATGAAGACAATATTTCCTGAAGAGGTTTCTTTTGAAACAGATATGTGTCTAGCATAGAGAATAACTTTTGATTAGTTACAGAAATCAAATTATATCGTAGATATTTTTCTAAACTGGCAATTGGTAGAAAGTCTAATTTTATACCTTTATATTGTTTATTTGTTGATAAGAACTTAGGTACTTGGTCCTTTATATCTTGATCTAGAACTACTGCTATTTTCGTTCCTTTCTGCAAAAGATTTGAAGATATTACATCATACGCCATCGAAATGGTGTTAGTCCATCCACCTGTAGGAAGTATTTTAATACGTATATTTTGTGCCAAATCTTTGGTTATCAAAATTTTTTCTATAATTATTTTAGCTAAATCATCTTCTACTAAAATAACCAAGTCATTCCCGTAACCATCGTCTCCATATAAATTTCTTGTTGCATATGCTGGATAACATGGATTTGTTACCATAATAGTATCATTGCACAAACTGGAAAGATAGTAAATATTTTGCGATTTTATCTCACGTAGTAATTCTAATGAATGAGTTGAGAAAAAAATTGAAAGATCTAAAGATAAAGCTGTTTCCTTTAAAAATATAACTAATCTTCTAAGTGCTGATGAATGAAGGGCTAATTCGATTTCATCCAAAAACACAATGCACGGTCTTCCGTCATTATGCTGCGTCCTTCTATTATATAATGCTTCAAGAGAACTCAGTATGCTTAGTAGCAAGTTTTCTCCAGTTGACATTCTTGGCTGACTAATGATTTCATCATTTTTTGAAATGTTGCAATAAGTAATCCTTGTTAGCCCCAATTCGTCAGCAATATGCTTTTTTACTACACAAAGATTATTATAATATTTTTTGTCATTACGAAGAATAAGACCTAAATTCTCCTTAACAAAAGCATTAGCCCGATACAAATCAGATTTAGCAACTTTATCTAATATGTTAATCACTGATAATTTTGTGTCTTTAAATCTGTTTCCGAAAATAATGCTTCCTTCATAAAACCCATTAAGTTTCATCTTCTTGTCTGATGATTCTGAATACCATTTACAGCCATCAAAACTCCATTTTCTAGTCGCACCTTCAAGTTCGAATTCTATAGTTGCATTATTAGGGCGACCAAAATACTCTGTCATAGGCATCTGATAAAACACAGATGATGCACATGATATCACTGTACTTTTTCCTGAACCATTTTCGCCTGTTATTGCATAGATTCCAGCTTCAAGCGGAAAAGAAAAAGATAATTCTTTAATGCATTTAACATTATTTATTCTCATATTCAAATTCATAGACGACTCCTTTACATAGATCGAGATATCTTATAAAACGCAGTATTGAAGTGAGAGTTATATACTTGTATATTCCTCAAAAAACATTAAAATAATTTCTTGTTTTATATTATACCACACATTCCCACTTTTTTCAACCACTTTTCCAAATCAAATTCCCATCGGCACAACCTCGTCAATATCCGCTTTCCGCTTAGGTTTGGAGATTCCTATAAACTGCTTATGGCACTCCCACAAATCCATCAGAAAGCCGAACGGCATTAGCCACACCTCTTCCGAAGAAAGGTGCAGCTGCGCCGTTCCGTAATAGAACAGCCGAGTGAACAGTTCTGCGTCGTTCACCCGGCTGTTACTGCGTTTTTTGGAGTATCTTCACTTTCCACATTGCGCTTTGTGCCTTTCAGCATAGCTTCGGTGATAGCGTCCTTGTACTCGGCAAGCTCGCCGGGAGAGGTGAGGAGTTCCACAGTGTCCTCGGTGAGAAACGGCTTTTTATCGCTGTTTCTGAGATTATATATCTCAATGCTCTGATTACAAAGCAGCGTTATCAGCCAGATGATTTCATCAAGCGCCATCTCCATATTCTCGGATTTCATCAGCTTATCGCCGAGATTGTCAAGACCACCGTAGCGGTTGGAAATGGCCTTTGTCGCTCTGGTGGTGAGAATCATCTCGTACTTTTCACCGCCGATAGTTATTAAAGAACTGCGTTCATTCGTCATTGCTCATACCTCCGTTACTTGCCTATTTCAGCAGGCTTTGCCGTGAATGTGGGTTCATACACAGACTTGTACCAACCCGTGATTACGCTGTCCGGAACGTTCTTCTCGCCCTCGGTTGCTTCCGCTTTCCAAGGGTGCTTTCCGTTGCCGTCCGGCTTATTTCTGCGGAGAACCGTGCCCTCGATTGTCGGCGTGGAAAACGTGATACTGTCGCCCTTTGTGGCAAGCGAGGTTGACGGAATACCGAACTTCACTCTGTACAGCCAGAAGTATCGGTACTTGCCGTTGGACTTCTTCGCCCGAAACCCGATAGCCACGGGCTTGCCGCCGTCCTCGCTGGTGGAAATGACCACATTGTTGCTGTCAATGGTAGCGCCCGTCAGAACCGAAGCCGCATCATTTCCTATATCGTCAATGCCAAGTGAAAGCGTACCGCTCTTGAACTCCTTGACAATTTCGGAAGCGCCGTCATCAGCGTAAAGAGTAGCCTCCGCAAGCTCTACGGAAAGGTCAGCCGAAATCGCCTTTGCAAGCGAAGCGGGAACTCCGTAGGTTTCGCTGCCGTCGCTGTCCTCCGTTATTTCTGCGTAGAACAGCTTGTCAAGACCTATTGTTGCCATTTATATCTCCTCCATTTCATAGTTTTTCGCCGTATCAACGGCATAGTGATGATAGCCCGTATCGTCCTCGTGACCGACATATTTTCGGGCGGTTACGGTAATATCCGCACTGAGCAGAGCCTTTACAAGCCTGCTCACCGTGCGGGTGTAGTTTCCTTTGCTAAAAAGGGAAATCCGAACTTCCTGCACATCGGCAGTCGGCGCATTGTCAGCATGAAGTTCAAAGCTGTCGTACAGCGGAGTGAACACCAAGTATTCATCGGGAGCGTTACCGGAATACACAGAAGTTTGCGCAGGGATTTTCAGCTTTTTTGCGATTGCAGAGAGTTCCGAAAGCAGACTCACAGCCCCTCGACCTCCTTTTCAAATGCGGATTTCATGGCTTCCACGCACTGCTTTTTCACAGCGGATTTTGCAGGTTTCAGAAATGGTTTTGCCGACTGACTGCTTGTTCCGTACTCGAGGATATTCGCTATTTTAGCATTGCTTGACCCGTCAGAGCGAGGTTCAGAGAAACCGACCTTGATGTCGTGATTTCCGTTTTTGTCAACCATAACCGGAGATAAGCCGAGCGACCGTTCAAGTTCACCTGTGGAGCGGGATTTGCTTTTCGTTCCCGAACCTACAACGGATTTCAAATTGCTTTTGACCTTTGCGAGAGCGACCTCGCCGCCTGCCTGCAATACCTTTTCAGCAATACTGTCGGTCTGCGCTCCAAGCCGGGAAATCCTCGAAAGGAATTCATCGGGCATTTTAACATCTGCTTTAGCCACTCGGCTGCACCTCCTTTGCAAGCACTTCAATATACATTCCTCTGCCTTTCACATCTTCGACAGAGGTTATCTCAAATACAGAACAATCGCATAACAGCCGCATATCTACCGTAACCGTCAGACCGGGGATTGTTCTGAAACGAAACAGGTCGGTAGCTTCGGAAAAAGCGGCTCGGTTTGCCCATTTCTCGCTGCCGTGTCGCCCCTCCCGATAGGCTCTGACTGTTGCAACAACGATATCAGATTCCGTCTGAAAACCCTCGTCATCGAGCGTGACCCGCTTCTGCGTTATCTGTATCTGCGTGTTCATTTTACCGAAACTCATATTTTCCACCGCCTGTCCAGTCGCAGCAGCATATTCACGGTATCCCACACCTGCTTTCCCGCCTGAACATTGTCCCCGAAAAAGCCGCCAGTCGAGCCATCGCGGCTCTCATAGAAATGCGATGACAGCATTATTACTGCCTGTTCCGTGGTCGGCGGCATGGGATTATTCGTATAATAGCCCTGCTCGATATGCTGATAGCTTTCGGCATAGGAAACAGCGGCAGTGATGAACCCGCTTATGAGTTCATCGTCCGCCGAGTGTTCAAGTATGAGATTCTGCTTGACTTTCGTCAGAAGCTCGTCCATAGTCACCGCCTATTAACTGCCGGAAGAACCGGAGCCGGCTTTCATCTTGAGAATCTGCACAGCTTCTGGGAGAATCAGCTTGCCGTCAACGCGCTCCTTCGCCACAAATCCTACCATACCGTTGCCCGCATACAGTTCCTTGAGTTCCGCAAAGGAACGTGTGCCACGGTCGCCGATGTTGTAGTAACTGAAATCGCCGAATGCGATTACAGGCTTTCCTGCGGCGATAGTGGGAACATACGGAGAGGTATAAACCTCGTAGCCGAACAGCCTGTCGACCTCGCCCGCCTGAAGCGAGGGCTGCCACAGATATGCGCCGTTGTTATCTTTCAGCTTGCGGAGAGCCGCAATAGTCTGGTCGTTCATGATGAACTTTGCGTTCTTGCGGTACGGGCGCTTGAGGGAGTACACAAGATTAATTATCTCATCGGCGGTTATAGCAGTAGCGCTCGCCGCAGTGACAGCGACCTCGCCGCCGCCCTTATCGGAGAAAAGTCCGAGGGGCTTGCCAACTCCATCGCCGTTGAGGAAAGCGTCCTCCTCCGCATTGGAAAGCGCCTTTGCAAACTGGTCGATGATGTAATTTTCAAGACCGAAAGCGTTGTCATAAAGCAGTTCCTCGGTCACCTTAACCGCAACGTGCAGCTTGTGCGCGTCAAGGTTTATCTGTGCAAAAGTAGCGTCACCAAAAGACAGTGCGCCGCCCTCATCGATCCACGCTGCGGCGGGCTTGGTCGCGGCGATGTTTATCTTATGTTCGCCGCTGGTTGTGATGGTGTGACCGAGCTTTCGCATAATATTTTCCTCGGTCAGAGTGTCGATAAGGCGGTTGTCGTATTCCTCGGGGACAAGGTAACCGCCGTTTGCGTCAATGCCCTCGGAAAGCACATCGGACACCTGTCTGAAATTCGTGCGGAGAGCGTTCAGCATCGCCGCCTTGTACTCATCGCTTGCACGACCAGTCTTTGCCTTATCACAACCTGCCATAGGCTTACCTGTGAGAGGGACTGACGTAGGCTTGGAAAGCTGCGCGTCCATAGCCGCCATCTGCTCCATACGCTCGATTTCAGCGCCGTAGTCCTTGATCTTCTGTTCCATTTCAGCATAAGAAGCCGCGTCCTCTGCGGACAGAAGTCCGTCCTTATCGCGCTTGGTTTCAACGAAAGCCTTTGCGGCTTCCCACGCCTTGTTGCGCTTTTCGCGCAGTTCTATAATAGTCATGTATATTACCTCCAGTTCTTAATCAAATCAAGCCGAGAAAATAAATCCTCAGCTTTGGTTTTATGTTCGGTTTTCGGCGCAATTCTGCATTTCTCAGCAAGCCTATCCATAAGAGAATTAACCACCTGTGCTTCTGAATACATCAGAGCGTTAGCGGGCTGTTCCTCCATAGGTTCTTCACGGGCAAGAATACCGTCCGCAAAGCCGAGTTCCACCGCTTTGTTTGCGTTCATCCATGTTTCTGCGTCCATGAGGTGAGAAATCTTCGCGCGGCTCATTCCGGTCTTGATTTCATAAGCGTTCATAATGCTTTCCTTGATCTCGGACAGCATTTCAATTGCTTTCTGCATTTCGGCGGTATCTCCCATCGCCACCGTCATGGGATTGTGTATCATCAGCATGGAAACTGGGGACATCATCACCTTGTTTCCCGCCATTGCAATAACCGAAGCGGCGCTTGCGGCTATGCCGTCAATCTTCACCGTGACAATTCCCTTGTAGTCCATCAGCATATTGTATATCTGCGCCGCAGCAACGCAGTCCCCGCCGGGTGAGTTAATCCACACAGTGATATCTCCGCTTCCGGACAGCAGTTCCTCCTTGAAAAGCTGTGGCGTGACGTCATCGTCAAACCAACTCTCATCAGCGATAGTGCCGTTTAGGAACAGCGTTCTCTCCGGGGTTTGCTCCTTTGTTTCCTCGTTCTTCACTATCCTGTTCGTCCATTTCCAGAACTTCTTCATTAGAATTATCCTCCTCTCTGTCAGCCGCCGCAAAGATACCCGCGTCAGCCAGTTTAGTCATATTGCCGTTTATGAGATATAGGTCGCCGCCGTCCTCGGCGGGAATACGGTCGAGGTTTTCAAGTTCCCGGATATCGTTTGCAGACATCCAGCCGTTCTGCCTTGCGGTAGCATACCCGCTCATGCGGCTTGCGTAGTCGCCGCGCAGTAGACCGTCAACATTGAATTTGATGAAATAATCCTGCTTCTCGCTTGGGGTGAGCAGGGAGCGCATCATGCTTTGCTCCCAACGCACAAGCCATGGTTCAAGGGTGTATTTCACAAATTCAAGAGACTGCTGCTCGATATTAGAAAAGCTCGATTTTTCAAGGTCACCGACCATGTGGGGCGGCACTCTGAAAATTCGGGCTATCTCGTTTATCTGAAATTTTCTTGTTTCAAGAAACTGCGCCTGCTCGGGCGAAATACTTATAGGAGTGTATTTCATGCCTTCTTCAAGTACAGCGACCTTTCCGCTGTTGGAACTCCCACCGAACTGCGACTGCCACGCTTCACGAACCTTTGATGGGTCTTTAATCGTTCCCGGGTGTTCAAGGACGCCGCTTGGCGCTGCGCCGTTCGCAAAGAACTTAGCGCCGAACTCCTCAGTCGCAATGGCAAGACCGATAGCGTTCTTCGCCATTGCAATCGGCGAGTAACCAACAAGCCCGTCAAAGCCAAGTCCGGGAATGTGCAGGACATCGCCCGGCGCGAGAATCACCTCATATTCCTTGCTGTGGATTGCTTCGTCAGAACCACGATAGTATTTGTAGTACAGATTTCCGCTTGAATCGCGGTCAACCGTCATTCGGTTTGGCATAAGCGGGTACAGAGCAATGACCTCGCCCTTTCCGTTGCGGATAACCTGTGCGTATGCGTTGCCCCAGAGGAGCAGGTGCGTCATAAGCGTTTCACGGAAAACAAACGATGTCATTTCGGGGTTGGGTTCGTCATGCAGCAGAAAATACAGCAGATTATCCGTTGCTTTCTGTTTACTTCCGTCAGAACGGTACTTATAGACGTGTAGCGGTAGTCCCGCCACCGCTTCCGACAGTACTCTAACGCAGGAATACACGGCGGTCATCTGCATTGCGGAGCGCTCGGTGACGTTCTTTCCGGCGGTAGAGCTGCCCATGTAAAAGCGGTAGGCACTGCCGGCTGTGCTGTTTTTAGGCTTGTCCCTGGAATGGAATAGACTTGAAAAAAGTTTCATAAGAATTTATCCTCCTGGATTTTAGGCATAAGAAAAGCACCCGCCATTGCTGACAGATGCTTTTAGTGAATAACTCTATATGTATTATTTTTCTAAAAAATCTCATAAACAAGTGCATTATTTCTAGAAAGCACCTGCTTGCCTTTGTCGAGGCATTTCTTTACGTTCTGGAAGGGTGTGGTTCCGATCTTACTCGAAAAGCTTCGACCTATAGAAGCGCGAATGGTGCTAGGTTTTTTCCCGCATGTCATTTCGATATTTCTATAAGTTGCCGAAGCAGAATAGAGGTCAAATCTCCCTCCGGCTTTATTGTTCTGTACGTATCCTTCTACCTCTTTCAGTACTATTGCTGTTAACTGTGTGATTGAAATACTTTTTTTAGCCGAGATACCGTAGTATTTTTCGAGCAGATCTGTAACAAACTGACTAACGCTTACTCCATTGCTGGACGCATCTGATTTAAGAAGGTTTGCTAATGCAGGGCTAGGATAAAACTGAACACGATCCATAAGTTTTTCCTCTCTTTCTCATAGTAAATGAGTTATTCACTATGCACATGATATCAAATAATAGCGAATAAGTCAACCACTAATACCCTCAATCCACCCATTATCCATCATTTTCGTATACAACACCAAATCTAGCCTTGCGAGTTGTGAGTTTTTTATTGCATTTATACAAATAGCAGCCCTCTTTCATCATAAACACTCGCCCTGTGGTCATTTCCACAGCGGATAGCCCTGTCAAGCGCCATAATTGTTGCCACAGCTCCGTCAATCTTTTCTGTGGACTTTTCCTTGTCAGCCTTGATGTTTCCGGCAGGGTCGGTGCGAATGTAGATATTGTCCATATTCCACCGCAGAACCGGGTGACCGCCGTGGGCTATCTTCTGTTCAAGCACCAGTTTCATCAGTTCTTTGGTCGGCGGGGACATATCTTTAAACCCCTGTCCGAAAGGCACGACTGTAAAGCCCATGCCCTCGAGGTTCTGAACCATCTGCACCGCACCCCAGCGGTCAAAAGCTATCTCTCGGATATTGAAACGCTCACCGAGCCGTTCAATGAACTGCTCGATAAAACCATAGTGAACCACGTTGCCCTCGGTGGTCTGGAGGTAACCCTGACGCTCCCACACATCATAAGGAACATGGTCACGGTTTACACGCAGGGTCAGATTGTCCTCGGGAATCCAGAAGAACGGCAGAATGATGTACTTATCCTCCTCGTCCAAAGGAGGAAAAACAAGCACGAACGCAGTAATATCCGTGGTTGACGAAAGGTCAAGCCCACCGTAGCAGACGCGCCCCTCCAGTTCGTCCTCGTCAACGGAGAATGCGCATTTGTCCCACTTCTCCATCGGCATCCAACGAACCGCCTGCTTTACCCACTGGTTCAGACGAAGCTGTCGGAAAGCGTTCTCCTCGCCTGGGTTCTGCTTGGCAGATTCGCAGGCGGCTTTGACCTTATCTATTCCGACCGTAATATCAAGGCTCGGGTTGGCTTTCTTCCACACTTTCGGGTCAGTCCAGTCATCGGATTCATCAGCGCCATAAATCACAGGATAAAAAGTAGGGTCGATTTTCCGACCCTCGATTATATCCTTGGCTTTCTGATGAGTTTCGTAGCAAATGCTGTGAGTGTCCGTTCCAGCGGTGGTTATAAGGAAATACAGCGGCTGCATTCGCGCGTCGCCGGAGCCTTTTGTCATAACATCAAACAGCTTTCGGTTCGGTTGGGTGTGCAGCTCGTCAAAAACAACGCCGTGAATATTGAAACCGTGCTTTGAATAGGCTTCTGCCGAAAGTACTTGGTAAAATGAGTTTGTTGGTGTATATATAAGCCGTTTCTGTGACGCTAAAATCTTCACTCTCTTTGACAGCGCAGGACACATTCGTACCATATCCGCTGCTACATCAAATACAATGGCAGCCTGTTGTCGGTCGGCAGCACAGCCGTAGACTTCGGCACGTTCTTCGCCATCACCACAGGTGAGCAGCAGGGCAACCGCAGCAGCAAGCTCTGATTTGCCATTTTTCTTCGGAATCTCAATGTAAGCCGTGTTAAACTGACGATAGCCATTCGG